GTGCATCACTCTGGCGCTATCAGTCCGTACCGCATCAACCTCATATCGAAAATCGGCCTTCAGCGCGTCATAGCGCTCGAATCTGACAACAACCCTCACCGATATGCCCGTGAAGAACTGGACGCCATCAGAGCGCGCTACAGGGCTTTACTTCGTGATCTAATCAAACAGCAGGAGGCTGCATGAGTGAACAATACGCATCAGGCTCACTGGCGCAACTGCGCGATCTAATCCGCAGCAAGCACGCAAAGTGGTCGCAGGAAACCTTTGGCGACGTCGGCCCAGTTGGCCCGCTTAAGCATTTATCCAAAGAGGCCATTGAAGCAGCTGAAGCACCCGATGACTTATCGGAGTGGGCAGATATGCAGTTCCTGCTTTGGGATGCACAGCGCCGGGCCGGTATAAGTGACGGTGAAATCATCGCGGCCATGGAAGAGAAGCTGAAAGTGAACATGGCAAGGAAATGGCCTGAGCCGAAAGATGGCGAGCCAAGGCTTCACGTGAAGGATGGTGAGCAATGATCGACTATCTCCGCCAGAAGTGGCTTCACCTTCGCCTCTACAGAACCCGCCGCATGTTCGAGTGCAATTATCGAATCCTGAAAAACACCGCCAAGATAATGGGAGCCATGCATGAACAGTGACACTCTCGCGCAACTTTCACAGGTAATGCGAAAGTCAGACCTGAAAAAGCGATATCTCAGACCGGTCGCTCTCATCACGCCATTACAATCCACCTGGGTACGTTGCATGCTTGATGTATGGGGCGGAAAGTACGGAGGAAGTGAAGGGCCAGCAGGAGCTTCCAGTGTTATAGGTCGCCTGATGATCCGGCAAGAATGGAATGATAGGGAGAGTGAGCGCATCATGGAAGTGGTCAACAATCTTCACAAGCAGGGTTACAGCGGCAATGTGCTTTTCCTGAAGGCTAAGGAAATCCTCAACCCTCAGAACAGCGTCAGCAATCTTCTCGACCGCGCCAACGAAACGGAAGATGCCGACCTGGTAGAATCAATCATCACATCGATATTCGCACCGAATAATCCGATCCGGTATGTGGCTATTAAGCATTACTGTGAGCGCAAATGCTCGCAAGATATTGCTTATGAACTATCCCGCATTACCGGCATGCACTTCGAGAACGCCAAAACTCGAATCAAATGGTGCAGGCAATTACTTGAGGCTTCCGTCTATCACGCTATAAAGCGCGAAATGAATGGGATAAATCACAAAGTTGCTGCTTAAATTCGTTAACGTGAAAATAAATATTGAAAACGTCACTTCGACCTGGTAGATTTGTGTCATGCTCGGATGACAAAGACAGAAGAGCGGCAGATTACTAAAAATGAGGCCTGAGTTTAACGACTCTGGCCTTTTTTCATTTCTGACTTAGAAAACATTTTTGGCATAACTCATTGTCGCTTAGCATGGGTTTTCAACCTAACTAAAGGCTATGGACATGAATAAAATTACGCTATATCAGTTACCGATTGATGAAAATGAAACTCATAATCTCAGTGAAATTAAAGAGTTGATTGAGGCTAACTCCACTTTGTTTGTGGACTCAGTTTTATCTACGTATGGCGGAGATTCTCGCTATTCTTTTGTGGATGATTCTTTCAAAGTTTCTTCCATCGTGAATGGATTTGTGGAGTTTACTTGCCAGGTAAACTTCTATGCAGGATGCGCTGACCAAAATGAAACTTTTGATGAAGACGGCAGTTTTGAGTACGAAATTGAAGAAGGTCATTTAGTTTTTGAGCTGGACGAGACTGTTTGGCGAACAGAATAACATCAAGACTAATTGCTTGGGCTCACTACTATGGGCTTTTTTATGTTTGAGATTTGGCCAAATGAGCCGAATAACCAATTTAATCGGCTCACCAGTTGGTGGGCCGTTTCACGTTTTAGCGCCCCCGAATCCAAATCAAACCTTTCCTGTGTGAAGTCGGGACGGCGCTTTTTTAATGCAAAAAATCCGCACAGTGGCGGATTAATTTCGGTTGACTACCCCAACGGCAAGGCGGTGCTTTTTCTCTCGACAAGAAAGAGTTTACCCGGACTTGTTCAGTTCACAATGTAACCAATTCCTAAATTGGACAAGTCCCCTTATGCGGGGGTGGAAATGAAAATGCCATATAAATCCGATCCGGGCTTAATTGCCGCGCTGATTGCATTGGGCATGACGGTGTTCGGCTCGGTGGCGGCGTATGCCTACAAAGTATTAAGCGGAGATGCATTCAGCTGGCGAACCTTGTGCCTGCAGATGATCGTCTCTGTCTTCGCGGGATTCCTGATGATGCTGTTAGCCACCTACTGGAACTGGCCTCAAGAAATTACAGGGGCTATTTGCGGTATGGCCGGCTGGTCTGGTTCATCACTAATCAAAACCCTTGAGAAGCGTTTCCTGCAAAAAGCTGCGGGTGATGCGGGAGTTGCCGAATGATCACCCGTGACCAGTTTCAGAGCGCAGCCAGCATTTCTCAGCAGCTGGCAGATAAGTGGTATGGCCCGCTTACAGCGGCAATGCAGGAATTCGGCATTGATACCGCAAAGCGTCAGGCTTACTTCATTGCACAGATAGGCACAGAGTCAGGCGGGTTCACTTCTGTGAAAGAAAGCCTGAATTACTCGGTTGCCGGACTATCAATTTTTGGATCACGACTGACCGCGGCGCAGCGCGAGCAGCTCGGGCGCAAGCCTGGTGAGTTGGCGTTGTCACCTGAACGTCAGATGGCAATTGCCAATCTCGTTTACGGTGGCCGCTACGGCAATAACCTCAATGGTGATGGCTGGAAGTATCGGGGGAGAGGGCTGAAGCAGGTAACCTTCCGCGATAACTATGCAGCGTGCGCAAAGGTGCTTGGCCTCGATTTGGTCAATAACCCTGACTTACTTCTGACAGATGAGAATGCGGCCCGATCGGCTGGCTGGTTCTGGAAAGCCAATAACTGCAACCAGTTCGCTGATGCAGGAGATATTACCGGACTGACAAAGCGGATTAATGGGGGCAGCAACGGTCTTGATGACCGCAAGGCCAGAACCAAAATCGCCCTGGAGGTACTGACATGACCAGCAGAGCAAGAATGGCCCGTTACAGCCGGTATATCCCGATCGTCTTCGCCGCCATCATCGTTGGATTCGTGGGTAAGCTCTGGTACGACAACATCAACCTTACCGATCGCAACAACCGTATTCGCACCCAGTTCATTCAGGCTAACGAGCGGAACATGAAGTTCGCTGACCAGATGGCTCCGATAACGAAGCGCTTGGACAGTCTGGCCACAACTCTGGATGAAGAATCGCGCCGCCGGTCAACCGCTGAAGCCCGAGCCAACTCGCTGCAGAAAGAGAATGAATTCCTGCGGAACAGCAAGCAGTGCTCAATCTCTATCGATCCAGGCGCGGCAAGTAAGGGCAGCGATGACCCCAACACAGTGATTATCCAGGCTGGCCCACCGGAGAAAGAAGATGGCGTGGTTAGTAAGTAACTGGAAAGCGGTGCTGATTGGTGGGCTGATGCTGATGTGCTTAGGTTTCGCCGCTGAGGCTAACCGGCAATCGACCAGGGCAGACATTGCCCGGAAGGATGCTGATGCCCGGCAAGAAACTATCAACGATATGCAGCGCCGGCAGAAAAGCGTTGCTGCACTGGATGCCAAATACACACAGGAGTTAGCTGATGCTAAAGCCACTATCGATCAGCTTCAGTCTGATGTTGTTGCTGGCCGTAAGCGGCTGCAGCTCAACGCCACCTGCCAGAAGCAATCCACCTCCGGCACCGCCAGCATGGATGATGCAGCCAGCGCCCGACTTACTGACTCCGCTCAACGGGATTATTTCACCCTCAGAGAGCGAATCGAAGTTGCCGGAAAGCAAATAGCTGGATTGCAGCAGTACATCACTGAGCAATGCCTGAAGTGATCAGCAATGGTCGCATTACGACTCAGGCGGATGATGAATCATAAATTTTACTTCACTAAGAATAATCCTAACGGTAATGTGTAAGCTCCAATAACTTAAAGGACTTCCATATGTTAGAAAGCTATTTTGGCGCAAATGCAGAAAGAGAAAAAAAACAAAGATTGCTGGCAGTTCAGGCAGCTTTAGAAATAGCGCGCGCCTCGGTTAGCAAGGGTGCTGCAAGCACCAATCATCATCAAGCCAGGACTGACATTGAGGATGTTACTCAGAGTCTTGAAGGCCTGGCTGATGCTATACAAGCAATTTTGAACAGACAATAAAACTCTAATTAACCTCCTTCGGGAGGTTTTTTTATGGGATGAATATGGCAAAGCTCACCGACAAACAAGAGCTGTTTGCCCGTGAGTACCTGAAAGACCTCAATGCCACGCAGGCAGCTATCAGGGCGGGTTACAGCGAGAAGACCGCCAACGAGCAGGCATCACGCCTGTTAGCGAATGTTAACGTGCAAAACTTCGTTGCTGAGCTTAAGGCTGAGCGCGTAGAGAAGACCGGTATCGACGCTGCCTACGTACTTCGCCGTCTGGTTGAGATTGATCAGATGGATGTACTGGACATCCTGCTGCCCAATGGCGAGTTGAAGAAGATTAAAGACTGGCCCAAGACCTGGCGCACAACGCTGTCAGGAATGGATGTAACCGAGATGCCTGGAGATGTTCCGGGGTTCCTCAAGAAAATTAAGTGGCCAGACAAGGTTAAGAATCTCGAGTTGCTTGGCAAGCACGTTGATGTCCAGGCATTCAAAGATAACGTTAAAAACGAACTCGTCGGTGCCAATGGCCTGCCGCTGGCCACGCCATCGTTCGTGATTAGCTTCGGAGCAGAAGATGACAACAGCGGAGATGAATCTTAGCTTTGCTCCCAAGTTCAAGCCTCTGTTCAAACCTAAGCGCTATAAAACATTCCACGGTGGTCGAGGTGGCGCTAAGTCATGGGCCGCCGCCCGCGCCCTGGTCATCATGGCCGCATCAGGGAAGCTTCGCATACTCTGCACACGTGAAGTTCAGAACTCGATTAAGGATTCAGTACACAAGCTGCTGAAAGACCAGATCGAGATGCTTGGGCTAAACCCCTGGTTCCGCATCACCAATGAGAGCATTACCAGCGCGTCCGGCAGCGAGTTCCTGTTTAAGGGGCTTCGCTTCGACCCGCTTGGGATTAAGTCGACTGAAGGCGTTGATATCTGTTGGGTGGAAGAAGCGCAATCTGTTTCCTCCGACTCATGGGCAATCCTGATCCCGACCATTCGTAAGGAGGGCTCTGAGATTTGGGTGACGTTTAACCCAGGCGAAGAGTCAGACCCGACCTATCAGCGATTCATCGTAAACCCGCCGGATGACAGCGTCACGGTTGAGGTGAATTACTACGACAACCCCTACCTGCCGGAAACACTTCGCAAGGAGATGGAGTACTGCAAGCGTGTTGACTATGAAGCCTATGAGCACATCTGGCTGGGCAAACCTAAGTCCATCAGCGACTCAGTAATCTTCCGCAACCGGTACAGGGTAGAGGCATTCCCGGATGACCTCTGGCAACAAGCCGATCGCCTGTTCTTCGGCGCTGACTTCGGCTTTGCGAATGACCCCAGTACGTTGATCCGCATGTTCATGATTGGCACCCGGCTTTATATCGAATACGAGGCGTATGGCGTAGGCGTAGAGCTGGATGAAATGCCCCAGTTTTACGACTCAATCCCGGAAGTCAGGAAGTGGCCACTCAAGGGTGATAACTCTCGCCCTGAGACGATCAGCTATCTGTCCCGGCAAGGTTTCTCGATGGATGCCGCGGCTAAGTGGAAAGGCAGTGTTGAGGATGGCGTCACCTACCTGAAAGGGTTTGAGGAAATCATCATCCACGAGCGCTGCAAGCATACCGCTGACGAATTCCGCCACTACTCATACAAGGTCGACAAAAAGACCGGTGAAATACTTCCGATCATCGCCGACAAGTTCAACCACTGCATTGATGCCATTCGCTACGGCCTGGATGGATACATTACCAGCTCAGACAGCCTCGGCACCTGGGCGCAACTTGGGAAAGGCTGAATATGTCCGAAACAGAAAGCATGTCGCAGCCTGTACCAACGCGTGACAGCTATGAAAACTTCGTCGCCCGCATGGGTGTCAACGAGTCGAACCAGTCTGGCGCCGGCACGTATCGCAATAACTGGACATCCCGCAACCGCCTTCTGGTCGAACAGTCCTATCGCTCCTCATGGCTGGTAGGTGCTGGTGTCGATGCAATCCCGGACGACATGACCCGCAAGGGCATCACCATCACTTCGAAGTTGGATGATGGGCGCAAGAAGCAGCTGGATAACGCCTGGGATGAAATGGGTATCTGGGAAGCGCTGAATGACACGCTGAAGTGGGCGCGGCTCTATGGTGGCGCTGTTGGCGTGATTCTCATTGATGGGCAGAACTATTCTACGCCGCTGCGTGTAGAGGCTATAGCCAAGGACTCCTTCAAGGGCGTCATGGTCATGGACCGGTGGATGCTAAATGCAACCACTGAGCGTCGCGTGACAGAGCTTGGTCCCGAATTCGGTATGCCTGAGTTTTACCGCGTTGTGACGTCTGCAACGGGCATCCCCCCATGGCGAATCCATCACTCCAGGCTTATCCGCTTTGATGGCATCCCATTGCCATATCAGCAGCGGCTGACAGAAAACGATTGGGGCATGTCGGTTATTGAGCGTTGTTTCGATCGTCTGCTGGCCTTCGATTCAACCACACAAGGTGTTGCCCAACTGATTTACAAGGCTCACCTGCGAACGTACAGCATCAAAGACTTCCGCAAGCTTCTGGCATTTGGAAAGGATAACGCCGCCTACAAGGGGCTTATGGCGCACATGGACATGATCCGGCAATACCAGAGCAATGAAGGTATGACGCTCATGGATGCTGATGACAAGTTTGAGGCACACACCTATTCGTATGCAGGCCTCAGCGATGTGCTGGCTCAGTTCGGTCAGCAGGTGTCTGGTGCATTCGGTATCCCACTGGTGCGCCTGTTTGGTCAGTCACCTGCGGGATTCTCAACAGGTGACACTGACCTGGCGAACTACTACGACAACGTGTCGACGCAACAGGAGCGAAAACTCCGTCGACCGATCCGCAAGTTGTTCGAAGTGCTGCACATGAGCATGTTCTCTGCACCTTTGCCGGATGACTTCTCCTTTGAGTTTAACGAGCTGTGGCAGACACCTGACAGTGAACGCGCTGACACAGCAACGAAAGTCGTGGCAGCAACGGTGCAGGCGGTAGACGCCGGATTGATGACCGAAAAGGCTGGCGCTATGCATCTGCAGGAAACAGCCCGCGTAACCGGCCTGGGCGGAACGATAAGCGACGAGGATATTGATAATGCCAGTGACCTCCCGCCGCCGAGCGAGAAAGACCTCGATAACGTCGAAGCCTCCGAACCTGAAGAGGGCAGAGCGCCAGCTAAGAACACAGCTACGACAGATAGCCCAGGCAGTAGGAGCAATCGTCGAGGGTTCTTACGATGGTTCAAATGACAGCGTTACCGACATCATGGACCGACTTGATCGTTACGCCGACCTGATAGAGCCATGGGCGGAAGCAGTATCCAGCCGCCTAATGTCCACGCTTGAACTCTCTGATGATGCAATGTGGCGTGACAGGTCTGTAGCGATATCAGCAGGCCTTCGCGACATCATGAATAGCGGCACCGGTCAGGTTACCCGCAGCATCATTGATGAGCAGGTAAAGCTTTTCAAATCACTCCCCCTTCAGGCTGCTGATCGCGTTTACGACATTCACAACGAGGCAATTGACGCTGTAGTGAAAGGCCGGCGGTCCAGTGAGCTGACAGCAGAAATCTTGCGCACAGGTGAGGTTACTGAGGCGCGGGCCAGAACAATCGCCCGCACTGAGGTAGGTCGGGCATCCACGGCACTGACTCAAGCCCGCTCAACAGCCATTGGTTCACCTGGCTACATCTGGCGCACTGCTGAGGATGGTGATGTTCGTCACTCTCACGCGCAGATGGAAGGGAAGTATGTGGCGTGGGCCAGCCCGCCAACGCTTGATGGAATGACCGGCCACGCTGGCCAGTTCCCTAACTGTCGTTGTTATCCAGAGGTGGTAATACCGGAGAATTAGCAATGCAATATTTCTACACCTCACGCATCGGCAACAGCCGGTTCGAAGTGGCAGACGGTTCACTGCTCTGCAAAGACGTCCCGATCGCCCGCACTGGCTCACAGGTTTACGACGAAAGCGAACTCCCTGGCATTGAAGGGGATGAAGACGGTGAGATTGTCGTCACTCGCGATGCTGACGAAGTTTTCAGGCCTGAAACTCTTGCTTCATTCGAAGGCATGGCCTTCACGCTGGGCCACCCAAAAGACATGGTGAATCCGGGCAACTGGAAAGAGTACTCCCATGGCCACATTCAGAACGTCCGGCGCGGCACTGGTGACCAGTCGGATTTAATGCTGGGCGACATTCATATCAAGACATCTGAAGGCATCCAGAAGGTAATGGACGGTCAGGATCAGATCTCGATGGGTTATGACGCCGAGTACGACCAGTCAGCGCCGGGCCAAGCCCGACAACACACCATCATCGGTAACCACTGTGCGAGCGTTCCAAACGGGCGTGCAGGTATTCGCTGTTCAATTGGAGATAGCACATTCATGACTACCAAAAATCAGGGCTGGTTTGGCCAGCTGAAACGAGCGATTAAAACCAAGGATGCCGATGGTCTGGCTGAGCTGGTAGAGAACGCGCCAGCGGAGCTGATCGAGCCAAGCCTTGATTTGCCGCGAGCGTTAAACATCACGATCAACCCTGCGCAGCCGCTGCCAACAGAGAAGCCTCTTGGCGGCCTGACAGTTGACGAAGATGGCGAGGGTGGTGCGCAGAACAAAGGCGAACTTGAGGCCAAGGTGGACGCGCTCACGATTCTGGTTCAGCAACTGCTTAACCCATCAATCTCAACCGGAGACGCTGAAGATGATCCGGACGAGAAAGAAGAGAAAGCTAAGGCCACAACCGATGCTTCTTATCAGCAGGGTGTAATTGCCCGCGCTGAGCTGATCCTGCCGGGCGTGAAGCTTCCTGAAGGTGGCAAGATGGCTGCATTCAAGCGCTCAACAATGGATGCTGCTTTCAAAACTCCTGCAGGTCAGGCGCTCCTTGCTCCACTAGTAGGCGCATCCCCTGACTTTGCAAAAATGCCTAAAGCAACACTGGACGCCATGTTCATCTCGGCAAGTGAGATTGCCAAAGCACGCAATACCGCTCCGGCATCAACCCGAAGCCACGGCTTTTACGACTCCGCTAACAAAAACTCTCCGGCTGCCCTGAATAAGGCCTTCGCCGCTCACTGGAATAAATAAGGTAACTCAATGGCCTCTTATCTGCTTCGCATGCCAGTAGGCATCCCGGGCGCGATTTCTCGCCCACAAGACCTGACCACTGAGCCTGTTATCCTGGACGCTGCTAAAGCCTTCAGCGCATACGGCCTCGTTGGTAAAGACAGCGCAGACGGTAAATTCATCCCTCTGGTAGCAGGTGACGCTGCCACGCTGATCACCGGCCTGTACGTCCGCCCATACCCAACCACGTCAACCCCTGACATGGTTCGCCAGATTGGCACCGCGATGAGCTTCCCGGGTGACGTAATGAAGCGCGGTTACATGACCGTGAACGTTGGCGGCACCGCTGTAAACCTGACCAAAGGCTCCCCGGTTTATGTTCGTAATGCGAACCCGACCGATGCCAGCCCGCTGGGCTCAATTCTTGGCGCTGCAGTAACTGACGAAACTGTCGTGCTGCCAAACGCTACTTTCACCGGTGCAGGCGATGCCAAGGGCAACGCTGAAATCGCATACAACATCTAAGGGAAACGCTGAATATGTTTACTTTTGACCAAGCCACCGTAGACGGTACTGGCGCTTTCCTGGTTGGTGAGCTTGAGCGCCTCGACCAGACACTGAACATGCCACTGGTGGGATACACCTGGTCGCGCGATATCCAGCTGCGCGAAGACGTTTCCATAGCCGATGACATCAGTTCCTTCACCAACTCTTCTTTTGCTGCTGCGGGTACACCTAACCCGAACGGTAAAAACTGGATCGGTAAAGACTCCACCGCTATCGCAGGCGTGAGTGTCGATATCGCTAAAACCGGTTTCCCGCTGTCCCTGTGGGGCATGGAGCTAGGCTGGACTCTTCCTGAACTGGCTGCGGCCGCACAGGTAGGCCGTCCGCTGGACACCCAGAAGTATGACGGCATGCAGCTGAAGTGGAACATGGACACCGATGAGCAGGTTTATCGCGGTGATTCCCAGCTCGGCGTTAAAGGTCTGTTCAACTACACCGGCGCGGCTATCACCAATGCCGTGAAAACGTGGGCGAACTCCACCAACGCAGAAATTCTGGATTCAATCAACGCACTGCTGACCAGCGCCTGGCTGGCCTCTGGTTACACGTTGGTTCCCCGTGATCTGCGTTTGCCACCGAAGGCTTTTGCTCTGCTGGCGCAGCGTATCGTTTCCGATGCGGGTAATCAGTCTCTGCTGACCTATCTGCAGATGAACACCATCGCTTACCACCAGAACGGCGTACCACTGAACATCTACGCGGTTAAGTGGCTGGAAGGCGCTGGCGTTGGCGGCACCGATCGCATGGTTGCCTACACCAACGACAAAAAGTACGTGCGCTTCCCGATGGTTCCACTGCTGAGCGTGCCAATCCAGTATCGCGGCATCTACCAGATGACCACCTACTACGGCAAGTTGGGTGCAGTTGAATCTCCTTACCCTGAAACGATCGCTTACCTCGACGGGATTTAAGCCCACAACCGGCCCCGCAAGGGGCCATCAGGAGATTCACATGGCTAAGAAAACAATCCGCGTCCACACCCCGTTTACCTTCACCAATGAAGACAATACCAGCCAGAGATTTGAAGCTGGTGAGCACGTTGTTGATGACAAGGTTGCCGATCACTGGTTTGTCACTGCCCACTCTGAGATCACCGGCAAAGCCAAAGCGACTGCCGATACCAAAGAGTTTCAGGCGCAGATTGACAGCCTGACCGCGCAGCTTGAAGACAAAGACAAAACCATCGGTGAGCAGCTGGCGTCCATTTCTGAAAAGGACGCGACCATTGAAGATCTGACCGCGCAGCTTGAAGCACTTAAGGCGCCTGCAGGTGACAAAGATGCCAAGGAACAAAAACCTACCGACGGTAAGTGATTTTCGCCGCGACTTCCCGCAATTCGCTGACACCACCAAATACCCCGATCCTGTAATCCAGTTCCGCCTAAACCTTGCAGATACGCTAATCGACGGCTCCGCCATGGGGGACATGTTCCCCTATATGGTGGAGTTGTTCGTGGCGCATTACATGGTGCTTTACGCGGCTGATTCAGCATCTGAAGCAGTTGGTGGTGCTGGCGGCGCGTCAAGTGGCGTGGTCGCGTCAAAGTCTGTCGATAAGGTCAGCGTCAGTTACGACAACAGCTCAACACTGAATGCTGATGCAGGCTTCTGGAATTACTCCCGATATGGCGCTGAGTTTTATCAGATGCTCATGCTGTTTGGTTACGGTGGTGTGCAGCTATGAAATCTGGCCTGACAGTGCGCGCTGACAAAGCTCAGTCGGTTTTGGATTCACTCCGTTCTCTCACCCGAAAGGATGTGCTCGTTGGCATTCCTGAAGATGAGAATGCGAGGGAAGAAGGCGAGTTTGGCAACGCCGGAATCGGCTATATCAACGAAAACGGTTCACCAGCTCAAAACATTCCAGCCCGACCACATCTGAAGCCAGGTGTCACGTCAGTTCAGGACCAAACACTGCTACACCTCAAGGCTGCTGCCCAAAAGGCAATGGAAGGTGATGAGGCTGGTGCGCTGACCTCGCTGGACCGGGCGGGAACAGTGGCCGCCAACGGCGTGAAGCGTTACATGACTATCACAGGGTTTACACCTCTTGCTGATGCCACGGTGGCAGCGCGTCAGCGCCGTGGAAGGACCGGTATCAAACCACTCATCGACACGGGCGAGTACCGCCGAGCAATCACCCACGTAGTGAGGGATAAAGATGCCGACTCTTGATATGACGGATGTACTGCTGTCGCCTGAGTTTCTCGATACCACTCTTATCGTGAAGCGAAATGAGCAGTCGGTTGATGAGGACGGCTTCACAGCGAATATCACCACCTCGACGCCATTTTCTGGCGTGGTAACGGTTGATCGCTCACTTGAAGCCAGGCGAATGCAGGCTGGGCAAGTGATTGGCGGCGCCATCCTGATCGTGACTGTTTTCCGGCTAACGAACGGCAATACCGGTGTTGATGCAGATATCGTCACCTACCGTGGGAGAGATTATCGCGTGACCTTCGTCGATCCATACACAGCTTACGGTGCCGGATTTGTTCAGGCGCACTGCGAGCTTCAGCCGTTTGATGGAGGCCAGGGTGAGCAATGACAGTACTTCCGCAGGATACCTCACGCCTCTTAGTTCCCAGCCCGTTTATGACGAGGCGCTGGAACGACAGTTAAGCCAGTGGGTTCGCGCTCTGTCTGGATTGCCTGCTGGCATGGTTCGCCCCCGCTGGACTCCCGTTCAGGCCTCGCAGCCCGCAGCTGATGTTAACTGGTGTGGTTTCGGCATCACTGATTTTGATGCTGATTACAATCCGGCGTTTATTCAGCAGGGTGAGGACTCAAGCGAGCTATGGAGACATGAAGTCATTGAGTGTATGGCTTCATTTTACGGGCCAGGCGGACAGGGCATCGCTACACAATTTCGCGATGGCATCACAGTAGGTCAGAACAACGACACGCTGAACGACACCGGATTAAGCCTTTTCGACCATTCAAAGCTCACGCCTTTCCCCGAGCTGATAAACAACCAGTGGGTACGCCGGTACGACATCACGGTACGCCTGCGCCGCAAAGTTATTCGCGAATACGGCATTAAATCGCTGCTGGACGCGCCCGTTAAATTCTTTGGAGAATAAACCATGCCACAGGGCTTACCTGTATCCAACGTTGTCAGCGTTGACATCATCATGTCGCCTAAGGCGGCTACGGGTCGAAACTTCGGCTCTCTGTTAATTCTCGGGACGTCCACTGTCATTCCTGTATCTGAGCGCATCCGTCTGTATACCGGATCAGAAGATATCGCCACGGACTTTGGTGAAGACAGCCCAGAGTATGAAGCCGCTCTCATTTACTTCTCACAGTCGCCTCAGCCAACTCAGGTATATGTTGGCCGGTGGGCTAAAACTCTGGCATCAGCTGAGTCTGGAGCAGTGGAAACGCTGGCTCAGGCTATCACTGCCGTACTGCAGTTTACCAACTGGTATGGCCTGGGCATTGCGGATGACGATGATCTCACGCCTGCCGAGATTACAGCGACCGCCGCAGCAATTCAGGCATCAAGCATGAGCCGCGTGCTGGCTATCACTTCAGACGACTCCGGCATTATTGATTCTGCAGCAACGACCGATATTGCCTCAACGCTGAAGGCGGCCGGTTACAGCCGGACCTTTGTGCAGTATTCGACCCAAAGCAAATACGCGGCATTGTCTGCATTTGGCCGTGCTTTCACGGTTAACTTTACCGGCAGCAACACCACGTTGACCCTGAAATTCAAAACAGAACCGGGTGTTACGTACGAGACGCTTACAAGCCCTCAAGCCGCTGCAGTGGATGCCAAGAATGCGAACGTATTCGTTTACTACGCGAATGACACGGCGATCCTACAGCAGGGCGTCATGGCTAATGGTGACTTCTTTGATGAGCGCCATGGGCTGGACTGGCTGCAGAACTACGTGCAAACCAACCTGTTTAACCTGCTTTATACCTCAACCACCAAAATCCCGCAGACAGAAGCCGGTATCACCCGGTTGCTTTCCAACGTTGAGCAATCAATGGACCAGTCCGTGACTAACGGCCTGGTGGCGGCTGGCGTGTGGAATGGTGGACCTATCGGCCAGCTGGATACCGGCGATACGCTGACCAAAGGTTATTACGTTTATGCCGCGCCATTGTCTACTCAGGCGCAGTCAGATCGCGAAAAGCGTAAAGCGCCACTGATTCAGGTGGCCTGCAAACTGGCCGGTGCCGTTCATTACGCAGATGTTCAAATCAACGTTGTCCGCTAAGGGGATATAAATGCCAACTTACAGCTTTATGGATGTAACAGCGTCCATGACTGGCCCTACCGGATCGCTTGATTTGGGGTATGGCGCCGCAAACTCAGAAGAGGGCATCACGGTCACAATGGTGGAAAACAAAAACACCATGACGATCGGCGCCGACGGGGAAGTGATGCACAGCCTCTCTGCCGGCAAGGCTGGTACGGTGACGGTGAACCTTCAGAAGACCTCTCCGATGAACAAGAAGCTTTCGCTGATGTATAACGCGCAAAGCCAGTCATCCGCTACATGGGGCAATAACGTATTCGTTATCCGAAACCATGCATCTGGTGACATCACCACCATCCGCGCAGCAGCCTTCCAGAAGCAACCAGACTGGAACAACCCGAAAGTGGCCGGCATGGTCGCGTGGGTGTTCGATGGCGGCAAAGTTGATCAGGTTCTTGGGGAGTTTTAACAGATGGAATTTGAACTAAAGGGCCAGCAGTACCGCACTGCAAAACTCGATGTATTTTCCCAGCTGAAAGTTTCACGAAAGCTCATGCCTGTACTGGCTGGACTGCTTTCAGAATTCGGTAGCCTTAAGGAGTTGATGCCGAAGAAAACTGCTGGCGATGACTCGCTGCCGTCATTTGATCAGCTTCAGCCTCTCTTCGATAAAGTGCTGCCGAAAATTGCAGACATCATCTCTGAGCTGAGTGAAGAGGATACCAACGCGATCATCTATCCGTGCCTGTCGGTGGTAGCCCGTCAACACGGCAAGGGCTGGACACCCGTGTTTAACCAGGGGCAGTTGATGTTCGATGACATCGACCTGATGAGCATGCTGCAAATGGTTGGCCGTGTGGTGGGTGACAGTCTGGGAAATTTTTTGCCAGAACTCCCCGCCAGCGAGACGGACAGCCTGCCAGCGGCCTGACGCTCGAAAGCCTGCCTGATGGTGAGGACTTCCTGATGCGCCCGGTGGATGCCGGGTACATCCTTTATCCCTCGCTGAAAGATGGTTCGGTAGATCTCGCCGACATAGCCCGCATGAATGACTGGCTCGATTTGAAAGCCGATAACGAATACCGGATTGAGAAGTGGAGACAGGATAATGAATGCTGAGACTATCAAGGACTTTCTGGTAAGCCTCGGCTTTCAAGTTGATGAGTCCGGATCGCGAAAGTTTGAAGCCACACTCACAGGTGTAACGCTTCAGGCTGTCAAAATGGGCACCGCCGTTGAGGCGGCCGCCCTTTCGGTGGTGGCATTCACTGCCAAAATTGCCAGCGGCCTGGATAATCTGTACTGGGCATCGCAGCGCACCGGCGCAACGGTGGCCGGCATCCAGCAAATTGGCTATGCAGCTTCGCAAATGGGCGGCAGCGTCGAAGCGGCAAGGGGCTCTCTTGAAAGCCTGTCACGCTTCATGCGTAACAACCCCGGAGCAGAAGGCTTCCTGAATCGTCTTGGCGTGCAAACTCGTGATGCCAGGGGCAACATGAGGGATATGGCGTCGGTCTTCACAGGTGTTGGTCAGAAGCTCAGTGGCATGCCGTATTACCGCGCTAATCAGTACGCTCAAATGCTTGGCATTGACGAAAACACGTTAATGGCAATGCGGCGCGGCATGGGTAATTTCAGCGCCCAATACTCACAGATGGCAAAAGCGATCGGTTATAACGCTGATACCGCAGCTGTCAGTTCCAACAAGTTCATGACTTCCCTTCGCAGTTTCGGCCAGATGGCGGGAATGGCGCGGGATAAAATTGGCTCCAATCTGGCAGATGGCCTTACCGGATCACTCGATAAACTCCGCAAGCAAATCCTCGACAATTTCCCTAAAGTCGAAGAGACGATCACAAAGGGTATTCGTGGGCTTATCAGCCTCGCCGATGTTATAGGCCGGGTTATTTACCGGTTAATTCAAGCCGCGGGCGATATCCGGGACTGGTGGAGTGGTCTGGACAGAGGCACCAAGCAGCTAATTGAAACGTTTGGGGCTTTGATACTTGCCTGGCGCTTGCTGAACAGTGCGTTCATGACTTCCCCAATCGGGATTATCCTCTCACTTGGCGTGGCAATACTTGGTCTGTACGACGACTACAAAACGTGGAAAGAGGGCGGGAAATCATTAATCGACTGGGAGAAATGGCAGCCAGCGATTGATTCAGCGAAAAAGGCGCTGGAATGGTTTACTGACAAGCTGAATGACCTGAACAACGGCACGCTAACGTGGAAGGACACCCTTCAGTCACTATCTGACTTTATGAAAGGTGACTGGTCTAAGGCCATTACTGACGCCATCAATTACGTGAACACTAAGTTCAACGGATTCTTTGCTGACTTCGGTAAGAAGCTGGCAAATAGCCCCTTCTGGCGTCTATTAGTTCGCGCTCACATTATGTCTGATTCAGATACGCAGGATATGGAGAACTTCTTCAGTGGCAACGCTGGAACCGGAGAAGGTGACACCGCAATACCTGATGGGGCAAAGCGTGGTGAGCGAAACAACAATCCCGGCAACCTGAATTACGCCGGTCAGGCCGGCGCTGAGCTGGAGAAGCCTGGCGGAAGGTTTGCGAAATTCCGCACCGCTTATGATGGCCTGCGTGCAATGTCACGGCAACTTATATTGTACGCAAGCCGTGGAATTAACACGGTCGAGAGCATTATATCTACCTGGGCACCGGGTAGTGAAAATGACACTGGCGCATACATCAATGCGATTTCTAAAGGCCTTGGCGTTGACTCAAAAGCAGCGTTGAACCTTCAAAACCCTCAGGTAATGTCTTCACTTATGAACGGCATTATCCAGCATGAGAATGGCAGGAATGTTTATTCAGGTGAACTTGTTAACCGTGCTGCGATCGCTGGAACCAGTGGGGCAACAGTCAATCAGGAAACTAACATTCATATTCATGGTGTTTCCGATCCTGCTGCAGCTGGCGGCGCAGTCGCCGATCGTCAGACCGGCGTTAATTCCCGACTCACTCAAACTCTCGCAACAGGGCCGCGCTGATGGATATCATTTCGACGCTGTTTTCTCAGCAGTCCCGGAAGATTGGTCTGATTATCCCTGACGTAGTGATTTCAGAGAAGCACAGCGACACGCTGGAGATCACTGAACACCCCGTTGAGGATTCAGCGCCCGTTGCCGACCACGCATTCAGAAAGCCTTCTGAGCTGGTGATGGAGGTTGGATTTGCTGGCGGAGGTTCTTTGCTCGACCTGCTGGACACTACGCCTGTGGGGGTTGGCTTGGGGTTGAGCCCAAAAGAGACTTACGACCAACTATTGGTTCTGCAGCGCAGCCGGTTACCTTTCGATGTGGTGACCGGGAAGCGCATCTACAAGAACATGCTGATCCGGGTGATTGACGTTACGACTGACAGGACATCTGAGAACGTCCTGATGGCCTCCCTCGTTCTGCGGGAGGTGCTTATTTCGCAAACTCAAAGCATCACTGTTGCGAATAAAGCGGATATGGCTACCGGCGCCAGCACTTCAGCTGTCCAAAGTACCGGCACAAAGTCAGTCAAGACGGTGAATAACTCTGCGATTTATACACTGGCCTCATCACTTGGAATTGCGCCATGAATATCACTGAAATTCCTCTCTCTCCTGATAACCAGCAATTTAACGCCCTGGTGAATAACGTCACTTACAAAATTCGGGTGATTTGGCGGGACGATGCCGGCTGGGTTATGGATCTGCAGGACAGTGGCGGCGCGGACATTATTGCCGGCATTCCACTGGTGACCGGTATCGACCTGCTTTATCAGTATGCCTATCTGGGGTTGGGGTTCTCTCTCCTGTGTTTATGCGATGCTGATACTCAGGAATACCCGTCTAAAACGGACCTCGGAACAGGCAGTCATCTTTACGTCATCACGGAGTAGCCATGAGTCAGAACTGGATGCGCCACTTTGAGCTTCTGCTCACTGATAACAGTGGCAAGGGGATCAGCCTTTCCGATTTTAAGGTGACGTTCAACATTGAGTGGACCAACACCCTGTGGCCGCGCGTTGCCCTGGTGAAAATCTATAACCTGTCGAAGGACACCAACAGCCGGATACTTGGCAGTGAGTTTTCGAAGATAAAGATGATCGCCGGCTACGATGGGTTGGCCCCGGTAGTGGATGCCAGCCAGGTAGGTGTGGTGCGAAACGTTGATGCCTCTCAGGTAGGCCAGTCTGATGGACAGAACTTTGGGGAAATCTTCAACGGAGAAATTCGATTCACCATCACCGGCCGCGATAACCCAACAGACACTTTTATTCTGATTCAGGCTATCGACGGGCACCAGGCATTTGAGCAGGCGCAGATGGTGACGACCCTCGCAGCCGGGTACACGGTAGCGGACCTTCACGCGGCGACCATGAGCACCTTTGCTCCGTACGGAGTAACGCAGGGCATTACCGGCGCAATGCCAGATACGGTGTTTCCACGCGGGCGGGTGATGTACGGTATGAGTCGTGACGTGATGAGTAACGTTGCTGAACAGTGCAAAGCAAACTGGCAGTTTGTTGATGGCCAGGTGCAGATGGTGCAAACGGATAAATACATCCATGAGGCTATTGTGCTGAACAGCGACACCGGCCTGATCGGGATGCCACAGCAGACAATGGGGGCTGGCGTTAACGTCCGCTGCCTAATCAATCCCAATATCAGAGTGGGCGGCCTGATTGAGTTGGATCAGGCTTCCGTGTACCGGGCATCGCTTTCATCCAGTGAGGTTCAGTCGATACCGGGAAGGGCCAGTGAGGCCAGTAATAACGGCAATTTGACGGTGAACGGAACCCTGCAACAGCCCGCAAGTATTGCCACTGACGGCGTGTATATCGTGCAATCAATAAGCTATAATGGCGACACAAGAGGGCAGGCGTGGTACATGGATTTGATGTGTGGCGCCAGAGGTTCCGCAGACCTTCAGACATCAACTGCTATAAACCGGGGTGTTTCCACATGAACAAGTTGGGTTCTGCAGCATTAATGGCATTTATGTTTTCAACTACATGCATAGCAGCCTCAAAACCTATAATGCAGTGTGGCCCTTTTTTAATATCTTCGAGTGATGATGGCTTTGCTCATATCAATAATATCCGGCCGGTGAGTCAGAAATTCACCTTCCTTGCTGCTAAAGATGATTACTCATCCGTAAAGTATCAGTGGATGGTTCCCCGAGGCGATTATCCGGGCTATTACGGCATGGACTACATCAAGCGTAACGGCAAGGCCATCCTCAACGTTGAAGCCGTGCGCAGTAACATGGATCAGGATCGGTTTTTTGGGACGTATGACTGCAAAAAAATATAACACCCACTGATGATTAACTAATAACCCGCTTCGGCGGGTTTTTTATTGGAGCTAATATGCCAGTTTCACATCAAGCACAGGCTGGCGGACAGCAGCAGTCATTCGACGCACTGGCTAAATCCATTTTCTCCATGATGCGCGTGTCGATGCCCGGCATCATTCAGTCCTTTGATCCAATCGCCGTTACCTGCACCGTCCAGCCAGCAATAAAGGGCGCGGTGCCAGATGCATCGGGAAACTACACCTCCGCAAACATGCCTCTTCTTATGGACGTGCCGGTGGTATTCCCGCGCGGTGGTGGCTGCACAATCACCTTCCCGATTAAAGAGGGAGATGAGTGCCTGGTGGTGTTCAGTGATCGGTGTATCGATTTCTGGTGGCAGAACGGGGGCGTGCAGGAGCCGGTAGACCCGCGCCAGCATGACCTTTCAGATGCCTTTGCTTTTGTCGGGCCGCAGTCGCAGGCGGAGAAGATCAGCAATATCAGCACAACCACACTTCAGATGCGCACCGATGACGGAGCCGCTTACATTGAACTGGACCCAAACAGTAATCAGGTGAACATCGTGGCCCCCGGTGGGATGAATGTGACAGCCCCACTGGCTAAGTTCAGCCAGGCCGTAACGGTAACAGGAATGCTAACCTGGCTTGGCGGGATGACTGGCAGTCTGGCGACAGGTGTTGCTGCGAAAATTACTGGTGCAATTCAGTTCATCGGCACACTAACTTCCAACGGTAAGGATATCAGCGACCAGCACACGCATAGCGGCGTGCAGACTGGCTCTGGAAACTCAGGCAAGGTGAACTAATGCGATACAGGCGTGAAGATGTCGATGGTGATTACACCTTCGGGCAGGGCGATGATACATGGCTGATTAATACGCCCGAGTGCGTCGCTCAGGCCGTTAAAACACGATTTGAGCTCTGGTATAAGCAATGGTTTCTGGATCAGACAAAGGGCATGCAGTGGCGCGAGGCTGTCCTGGGGAAGCAAAAGCCAGAAGTCTATAACCTCGCAATCCGCCAATACATCCTGGAAACTCAGGGCGTGAATTCAATCTCAGCATTTAATTCGAACCTCAACACCTCATCGCGCCGCGTCATTTTCACGGCGACCATCGACACCATCTACGGAACGACGACAGTCGCAAGCGAGGCATAATGGCTCTCAATCTCGACACGCTGGGGCTCTCCGCTACGGTGACCGCCTCAGGGATAACTGCGCCTGATTACCAGACAATCCTGACAACCATCACCAATTATTTCTATCAGATTTATGGTGCTGATGCTTACCTTGAGCCAGACGGTAAAGACGGACAGATGATCGCCCTGGTGTCGCTGGCAATTCACGACGCCAATAACACCGCCATAGCCTGCTACAACTCATTTTCACCTTCAACCGGGTTTTCTGAAGCGTTGACCCGCAACGTGAAAATAAACGGTATTGCGCGTAAGGCCGCTACCAATTCAACGGTTGACGTCACCCTGACGGCGTCCACGGTAGTAACCGTGACCAATGGCTCGGTTAAAGATACCAACAACATCATTTGGAATCTGCCGGCCAGCGTTACCATTCCTCTGGCGGGAATTACCGTAACGGCAACCTGCGCTAACTCGGGACCGGTTGCTGCAGTGATTGGTTCCGTGAATCAGATAAATACACCTACGCGTGGATGGACAGCGGTAACTAATGCCACTGCGGCCACAGTGGGTAGCGCTGTAGAAACTGACGCACAGTTGAGGCTGAGGCAGACTCAGAGCGTTGCATTGCCATCGCTTACGCCATTCGATGCTGTCGATGGCGCACTGGCTAATATTGCTGGTGTAATCCGTCATAAGCTTTATGAGAACGACACTGGCGCAGCGGATAGCAATGGATTGCCGGCGCACTCACTGGCGGCGATCGTTGATGGCGGTGATGCTGATCTAATTGCTCAGACCATCAGAGGGAAGAAAGGCCAGGGTGTTTCAACCTATGGGACGACTGCTATATCTGTCAGCGATACCTATGGTAACCCTCACATTATTAACTTTTCACGCTCGTCGAATGTGCCGGTTTATGTGTCCATCACCATTAAAGCTTTTGCCGGTTACACAACTCAAGTTGGTGAAGATATGAAAACGGCCATCGCCGCTTATATCAACTCACTGACAATTGGCGATGACGTTCTTCTCAGCCGCATTTATTCACCTGCAAACCTCGGTGTTGTAAGTGGTGGTGCAAGTCGCTTTTACGACATCACCAATCTGCAGATTGGGAAGACAGCAGGATCAGTCGCCGCCTCAAACATCTTCGTGGCATTCAATGAATCAGCCTCATGCTCTACGGCAAATATCACTATTACGGTGACGGCATGAGTAAATACACCGAACTAATAACCAACTATCACAGGGGAAAGCCCCTGTTTGTCGATCATATCGACCTCTCAACTAGACCATTGGCGGATGTAAACACCTCACTAAACGGACTTGTAAGCGCATTTGATATAGATGATGCGGTTGGAGTTCAACTCGACATTCTCGGAGAGTGGATCGGAAGGACGCGAATCGTCAGCCAGCCAATATCCGGTGTTTATTTCTCGTTCGATACCGATGGTCTGGGGTGGGATCAGGGAGTTTGGCAGGGGCCGTATGACCCAGATGCTGGTTATACCAGCCTGAGCGACGACACCTACCGCATAGTGCTGAAAGCGAAGATAGCAATCAACAACTGGAATGGGCAAAACGACTCGCTACCGCCGATTCTTGAGGCCGCGCTGCAAGGGTCAGGCCTGACAATGCAAATCGTGGACAATCAGGACATGACTATTTCGGTCTGGGTTTTCCCTGAAATTGATATCAGCCAGGTTTCACTAGAATTACTGGCTGCTATTAAACAAGGATACCTAACAGTTAAAGCTGCTGGCGTCTGGGCTGGTGACATCCTTACCCCGTCTATTGAAACCCCATCTGTTGGAAGCCGGTTCTTCGGCTTCGACATGGATAATGAATACATCGCCGGATTCGATAATGGCGCATGGGAGAAAACACTTTAATGGCTACCAACAACTTTAAATCTTTCGGAATTGGCGCTGGTGCGAACGTTACCAGCCAGGCTGACTACGAAGCACTTGCTGCCTTAATTACTGGATTTCAGTCAGGAAAGGCAAGCTCTGCGCAGATCAATAAGGCGATTAGACAGTCAACAGTGATGTCTTACGTACTGGCGCAATTTATTTCTGACAGTGCATCTGTAGACGTGTTGGACAATGGTGTTCCCGCAACAATTCTTGCAAACATGAAGGCAGCCATGACTGCCATTACTCCAGGGAGGTTGCTCAAGACTACGCTAATAACTTCATCAGGCACCTTCACCCCAACTGTAGGTATGAAAAACTGCCGTGTACGTGGTGTTGGCGGTGGCGCGGGGAGTGGAATTGCGGCTGTAACTTCTTCATCACAAATTTCTGTAAGCGGCGGGGGTGGATCAGGTAGCTTTGCTGAAGGATGGATTACTGCCGCACAGATAGGGTCTGGTGTGAACGTTACGATAGGTGCAGGAGGCGTCGCTGGAAACTCTTCGTTGAACTATGGCGGCTCTGGTGGTACTTCGACATTTGGCAGTCTAATGATCTGTCCAGGTGGAGGGGGGAGTAATGGAGGAAGCGCCGCATCTACATCAAGCAGCTTTCTTTCACCGGGTGGTAGTGCTGGATTAGCATCTTCAGGAGGGTCATTGATTAATTCAGCAGGTCAGGGTGGCTCCCCGGGCATGCAAATGTTCTTGCAGGGGTTGGCTGGCGCCGGCGGATCATGTCCCTTTGGTAGTGGTGGATTAGGGGTTGGTGGATCCTCGGCGGCACAACCAGGTTCTGGTTACGGATCTGGTGCGGGTGGGGCTGCAAACGGAGTTTCAGCAGCATCAATTAAAAACGGCGCGTCTGGAATGTCTGGATGCTTCATTGTAGAGGAGTACGCATAATGCTTTATGCAATTGTGGGTAAAAACGATATCGTTGTAAATATTGTTGTATGGGATGGTGACGAGACATGGGAACCTATAGAGGGGTACTCAGTAAAATGCGATGACACCTGCCGCATAGGATCAAAAATTAAAAATGGTGTTTTCTTGCCACCAGAGAAAGATGATTTTATTGAGGTTTAATCATGATGTTAATGGAATTAATATTTTGATTAGAATTCATAATATATCTAAAGCGTGGGACGTTAACTACAAAGTCAAAATGCCTATAAGCTTTTATAAGCCCACCTAGTGATGGGCTTGTATTTATTTTAAGATTTTGTGCCTAAATCTTTCTATTGGAGATTCAACAAAATTGAAAATAAGCACACCTACGCAGCACGATATGATTATTGATATAATGAAGAGCATATAGCTTTCCCTGCTTATGTGAGAGATAGACTTCATAATCAAAACATGGAATAAGTAAATAGAGAAGCTGTATTTGCCAAGAAGTCTAAGCGGTCTGTTACAAAATAAACTATTAACAAATGACTCTTTCGATACTGAGAATAAAATTATAGCCGCCCAAATAGCAGATATTGTAACGTATCTTATAGGTAGGTTATCAACCAAAACAAATCCAAGCATTAACTCACTGAATACTGGAACGAGTAATATTATCATTAATGTTAATGTCAGGACGATTATTGAGTTTATTTTTCCGCTTATAGCATGGAAGTCGCAAGTGCTGACAATAAATGAGATTACAATTCCGAATAAAAAACAAGGTATATACCATGAGGTTTGTATTGAGTTCGGTGTTAAATTTTCTGGCTTGAAAATTGACAACACAAGCAGCATTAATGCAAGTATAAAAAACAATGAAATATATATGTTTAATTTATTCAATAACAAAATTGAGGTGTAAGCGATTATCGGAAGTAAAAAATAGAATTTGTACTCTACAGGTATAGTCCATAGGTGATCATAACCAGACTGCATAGTTAAAATACTAGTCAAATCTTTAGCAGGTAAGTAACCAACGATGAAGTAGGAAATTACTGCAATAAAAGAGATTGGTAATATTCTTAATGTTCGACCCACGAAATACTTTAACAACTCACTTCCAGAAAATCCATTGCTTATAAATTTGTTTGTTAGTAGGAAAGAGCTAAGGACAAAAAACAACCAAACACCAATTTTACCAGTGCCAGCAAGATAAGGTATAGATTGGGGAATAAAAAAACCACAACCATGGCCAATAAGAACTATTGCAATAGCTAGCCCCCTAATTCCGTCTGCTGCGGGGTATTTTTTAAGTTTTTCACTTGAATACATTTATATATCTCATTAGATCCTATGATAACTACTGCAGGTTACTATGCATGACGAAACATAGAAACTGTTAGATTACAAAGTTACACCACGAAACTAAATTTCCTTTACTACCAACCCCTTCCTTCAGCATCCTCAAAATCCCCTTGATAGCCTGCACCGATCAATACTACTGTATGCGCATACAGTATTTTGTGAAGGAGATTATCATGGCACGCAGAGACGACATAGCAACAGCATTCAGAGCAAGCATCAGGATAGCGCCGAACGGCAAGCGCACGGTTACCACGGTCGACTTCGTGGAGCACCTGACGAAGGTAAACCACGATTTCACCCTGGCTGAGGCTAACCGGTGGATTGAGCACTATCAGGGCAGCTTCCGCGACATCTCGACTGAAGAGGGTGAGCGCCGGACGTTCCACCTGTTTAATCCAAACAACGGGGGCCACTGATATGGGATTTCCATCTCCGGCGCAGGACTATGTTGAAACGCGGATCGACCTGAACGAGATAATGGTTGTCAGGCCGTCGGCCACAACCATCTATACCGATGGTGACACGCTGCATGTGATTGACCGGTCAATGAGGCCTAAACCGGGTGAGCCATTCTATTACGAGCTTCTGGGTGAGTCAGGGCTGGGCAGGATGATGGGCGGGGCATTGGTGACGAGTGCCGGCGAAAGCATCGAGGGAGAGGTGCTGGATGAGCTGAACGTGATCGGCAAGGTGACCTTCTGCGCCCGACGCGTTTACGAGGAGCGCCGGCCGACAATCTGATGGGACCAGATTGGGACATGCAAAGGTTTGTACCCTTTACCAAGCCTTTGCATGTTTTCGCATCATGGGACGTGTGAGCGCGGCGTGATGCGGTAAGTTACTGTGTTATAGGGTAAATCTAGGAACTTCTAAGCCGTAGGTCACAGGTTCGAATCCTGTAGGGCGTACCATCCTCTCTCTTCTGTTTATTCCTCTATTCCCGACCTTCCCCTTTAATTTCAGTGAACGCACTCATTTAAGATTTATCCCGATGCTATATCAACGATTTATTCCACGATAATCCGCCCATTCACTGGCTGGACAGGACGATTGTTGTGATGCTCCAGTGCATCCTGGAATTTAGCCAGCTGCTCAGCGGGCATACTTGACGGTTATCTGAACGGTATGGCCAGTATTGATCATGCGCTCTAACGCATTGCGACCCACCATGTATAGGCCTGTAAGTAAACAGGCTCTGCGCCAAAAAACCGCCATATCATCCCCCTGGGACCGCTATCCCCGATGGCCTACGTAGAAATACCTGGAAACCCAGGTGTTCATACCAATAGTTTGCCCAGCCTCGGTTGCATATTATTTTCCCGGTTAATTAGAGCCATGAATAACTCATTGAACACATGCCTGTCAGGGCGTTTAGCCGTTATATAGCAACTTCTTGCTGTTAGGTTTAAGGCGCGTTGAAGCAAAATTGATATATATACAACCAGAGATATATGGAC